TAAACAAACGGAGTCTCGCTGTGAAAAACCATGTCTCAAATGTTCAACCTGGACGGAAAGTTACCCGGCCATTTCCGAACGTCGCCACCCGCATCGCCATCGATGAGAACGAGTTGTCCCAGCGCTGGGGTCTTTCAGTAAAAACTCTGCGCCGCTGGCGTCAAGAAAAACTCGGACCCATTTTTTGCAAGATGGGAGCCCGGGTCACCTATCTCATCACTGAGATCGAGGCCTACGAGCGCCGTGTGTCGCGCCACTCCACTTTCACTTCGGTTTACCAATGAAGGGGGCTGTGACCATGACTGATCTCACCATCTTTCCTGCCGACATCGCCGAAATGTCCGTGAGCCAATTGGCCCAACTGACACCCGCTCAAAAACTTGAGGTCGATGTCAATCTGGAAAAAGCCATTGCCTGGCTCAAACAAGCCCGTACCAAGTTTGATGCGGCTTTGAAACAGTGCTACGAAGAACAGGCCAAAGCCGCATTGATGCAATCTGGCCGCGATTTTGGCACTGCCCATATCAGCGACGGCACTCTGCGCATCAAGTTTGACCTGCCGAAAAAAGTCACATGGGACCAAAAGCAACTCGGCGACATCGCCGAGCGCGTGGCTGCATCGGGCGACCAAGTCAAGAGCTATATCGACATCAAGCTCTCAGTCTCGGAGTCCCGCTACACCAACTGGCCACCGGCGTTGCAGCAGCAGTTTGCCGGTGCGCGCACCGTGGAGGCTGGCAAACCGTCCTTCACATTGACCCTCGATCAGGAGGTGCAGTGATGGAGCAGTTGCAGTTTCACCCAGTCAGTGAGATTTTCCCGAGCATGCCCCAGGCTGAATTCGACGCGCTGGTGGCCGACATCACGGCCAACGGTCTGCGCGAACCCATCCACATCATGGGAGACAGCGTCGTTGATGGTCGTCACCGGTACCGCGCCTGCTTACAAGCAGGTGTTGAGCCACAGTTCGTCGTGGTGCCGGACGGCACTGACCTGAACGCCTTGGTGATCAGCCTGAACCTGCGTCGGCGGCACCTCGATGAGAGCCAGCGCGCAATGGTGGCTGCCAGACTGGAAACCTTGAGCCACGGGCAGCGCGCCAGTTCGGCCAGAGATGCAAATTTGCATGTCTGCACCCGTGATGAGGCTGCGCAGATGCTGGCTGTTTCACCTCGGTCAATTGCCAACGCGGCGAAAGTGCAAGCTGATGGTGTCCCGGAACTTGCCGTTGCGGTTGATTGCGGCGCGTTGGCCGTATCAACTGCTGCCGAACTGGCACGACTTCCAGAAGCCACCCAACGCGATGCGCTTACCCGCACACCCCAGGAGATTCGTGCGATTGCCCAGGATGTGGGCAACCGCATCCAGAGCGCTGGCGTGGTCGGTCAGTCTGCTGTGCGCATCTTCGATAAGGCTGCCCACGCGGCTGGACTTGACGGCGCGCAACAACTCGCCGTTGTCCAAGTCCTCAAGGATCAGGCAACTCCGCTGCCAACACCGATGGAGGCAAAGCGCATCGCATCCGTTGGTGCCAAAGGTCTGCTGGTTCTCGGCAGTGATGGCAGTTACCACACCGCACCCGGCGACCCGGATGAAAACGCTCGTATGCAGCAGTGGCTGAACTTGCGCGAGGGGCTTGAGCCTCTGGCCAAGCTGAAGTTTTCAGCAGACGAGGCCTGTGCATGCATTCCCCCCTACCAGCAGAAAAACGTCACCGCCTGGCTTTCCAGCGCCGTGCCTTACCTCAATCACCTCAATTCACTTTGGAGCCAAACCCATGCGTAATCCAACCTTAACCCATCTGCGCGAAGCAGTTCGCAATGAAATCACCCAGGCCTTCGATTCCTTGGGCTTTGCCAAACCGCGTGACATCGCAAAACTGGTCTGCACGGCCAATCCCGAGAGCATTGTGGTCATTGGCGCTCAGTTGGCAGAAAACGCCATCACCGATGTGGCTCGCCGTGAACTCAAAAACAGCACCAAAAGCTGTGAGTCAAGCATGCAAATGCTGCTCCCAGGTGTGCCCGAAGTGATGGCACGCCTGCTGCCACCAGCCATCAGCATTCCCAGCGAAGACGACTCAAACGACGAGGGTGTTATCTACAAGCCACTGGCCAAAGTCACATTCGGTGAGCTGGGCGCGCACTTGGACATGCTGACAAACCAGATTCAGGCCGACATCAGTCGCCACCGGGCTCTGACGGAACTCCACGACATGGCGCTGGCCATGGGTGCCATTGGCGACAGTTGTGTTTTTGATGTCCTTGGTGCATCAGAAAACATTGAAGCGGAGGTGGCTTAAATGGCACTTCCCATCATCACTGCGGACCAACGCCGCGCGCAGCGCCGTGGGGTCAAGATCGTCATTCTGGGTGTCAGTGGCATCGGCAAAACGACCCAACTGAAATCGCTCGACACCCACTCCACCCTGTTCATTGACCTGGAGGCGGGTGACCTGTCGGTTTCCACCTGGGATGGCGACTGTCTGCGGCCGCGCACCTGGCCTGAGTTTCGGGATTTGGTGGTTTATCTGGCGGGACCCAACCCGGCGCTGCCAGAGCAGTCACCGTTTTCGCAGGCGCACTTTGACCATGTCTGCTCGCTCTATGGCGACCCGGCCAGCCTGGACAAGTACCAGACCTACTTCTGCGACTCCATCACGGCACTCTCCAGGCTGTGTTTTAACTGGGCCAAGAGCCAGCCAGCGGCGTTTTCTGACCGCACCGGCAAGCCGGACAACCGGGGTGCCTATGGTTTGCTAGGGCAGGAAATGGTCACGGCGCTCACCCATTTGCAGCACGCCCGAGGCAAGAACGTGGTGTTCGTGGCCATCCTGGACTGCAAGACCGACGACTTCGGCCGCAAGGTGTTTGTTCCTCAGATCGAGGGCAGCGCTACCGCATTGCAATTGCCGGGAATCGTGGACGAGGTGGTGACTTTGGCCGAAATCAAGGCTGAAGACGGCACCTCGTACCGGGCATTTGTCACCTCGACCATCAACCCATTCGGCTATCCGGCCAAAGACCGCAGCGGTCGTCTTGACCTGCTGGAGCCGCCCGATTTGGGCGCACTCATTGCCAAGTGCGCTGGCAATGACACGCACGCATCCATCACACCAACCCTCTCTATCACTGATTCCAAGGAGTAATTCAAATGAACGACAACACCATGACCGTCAACGCCTGGTCTGATTTCAACGATGCACAAGCACAGCAGTCGGGCTTTAACCTGATCCCCAAGGGTGCGCTCGTACCGGTGCTGATGACGCTCAAACCCGGTGGTTACTACGATGCCAGCCAAGGCTGGAACGATGGCTATCCCACCCAGTCACCCAAGACGGGTGCGGTCTATCTGGCTGCCGAGTTCGTCATCACTGGTGGCGAATACGCCAAACGCAAGCTGTGGTCGAACATCGGGCTGTACTCACCCAAGGGACCAACCTGGTCGCAAATGGGCAGAACCTTCGTGCGCGCCGCACTCAACAGTGCCCGAAATGTCCTGCCGCAGGACAACAGCCCTCAAGCGGCCGCCGCCCGACGCATTCAGGGTTTTGTTGACCTTGATGGTCTGGAGTTTGTGGTGCGCGTGGACATCGAAAAGGACGACCGGGGTGACGACCGCAACGTGGTCAAGATGGCTGTCGAGCCCGATCACCCGGATTACGCCCGCACGTTTGGTGTGCCGTCGAAATTGGCACCCAGCGCGCAAGCGACAGCCAATTCAGTACCACAAGCCCCTGCGGCCCAAAGTGCAGGAACACCACCAGCACACCAAGCGCCAGGGCCCCAACGCGCGCCAGTTTCCGGCAAACCCGCATGGGCGCAGTAAGGAGCGCCAGCAATGAAATCCTCTTCAACCACGGCGCAGGCCTACTACCCGGCCTGCTTCACGGATGCGTCGCAGTACCAACATTGGCGCACCCTTGCCATCAAGGCCAGCGCTGGTGACAGCGGCTACTGCACTGATTGCACCCGTGCTTACCAGCATCAGATGATCAAACAGGGCCGCTGCCTGCACCCCAAAACCCGCTTCGTTGTTGACTGCGACGGCTATACCGAGGGTCGTCGCCCGGTCGCTGAACGTCTTGTCAATTGCAAGAAGAAAGGCAGGCGATGAAATGCTGGGTCTGCTCACGTCAAGCCCGGGGGTACGGTCATACCGACAACCGGCATCGCACAGGACAGGCCCAGCGGTATCCGCTGGACTGGGTCTTCTGTTCCGAGCGCTGTCAAAAAGCGTTTCACGCTATGTATGGCAATTGGGTTCGGTTGAAAGACGATGTCGTCAATGCCAAGGGGGTCGCCATGGTCAATCTCTCTGAAGTCGAGCAAAACGCCATGGTCAAGTGCCTCAAGGCCTTCGGCGATGCAGCCGGGGCCATTGGGTTCAAAAAGCCACTGGGTGACTATTCCGAATCCGAGGCTTTGAAGGTGATCGACGCCATCGTGACCTGTTTTACGCAGGCCATGGTCGAGCACCATGAGAAGTCCAAGTACCCACCGGTGCGTGGTCTGCCTGAAGTTGCGGATCCGATAGCCAATCCGTTTGCCGACATGGAAAACGATCTGCCCTGGGAGGATGCCGCATGATGGACTTCAACTCATCATCAAGCGTCAGTGGTCAGATCAGCACCCTGATCGATCTGGGTCTGCAAAAGACCCGCTCCAAAGAGAAATCCCGCCAGTACCTGGGCGCATCTCGTCTGGGCGTGTCGTGCGAGCGCGCGCTGCAATACGAGTATGCCCAAGCGCCGGTGGACCCGGGTCGCGAGACGCAGGGGCGGATTCTGCGCATTTTTGAGCGTGGCCACGTCAACGAGGACAGCATGGTCGCCTGGCTGCGCGCCGCCGGTTTCGATCTGCGCACGCACAAACCCAATGGCGAGCAGTTTGGGTTCTCAACGGCTGACGGTCGCTTGCAGGGGCACATCGATGGTGTCTTTGTCGGCGGGCCTGAAGGGTTTGCCTATCCGGCGTTGTTCGAACACAAGTGCCTTGGCTCCAAGTCCTGGCGCGACCTGGAGAAAAACAAGCTAGCAGTCTCGAAGCCGGTCTACGCGGCGCAAGTGGCCATCTACCAGGCCTACTTGGAGTTGCATGAAAACCCGGCCATCTTCACGGCGGTCAACGCCGACACGATGGACATCTACGCCGAGTTGGTGCCGTTTGACGCGGCACTGGCTCAAGCGATGTCCGACCGGGGGGTGCGCGTGATTGCCGCTACCGACGCGGGCGAGCTGCTACCTCGCGCCCACCTCGACCCAACCCACTTTGATTGCAAGTTCTGCTCCTGGCAGGACCGCTGCTGGAGGATAACGCCATGAACACATCACAACAAGAATTCCAACTGGAGGCCGAGCCCATGATCGATGCCAAGCAGGCCGCGTGCGCGCTGCGTCTGCCCCTGTACTGGTTTGGCGACCCCAAGATGCGCACCAAACACCGCATTCCGCACTACCTGCTGGGTGGTTTGGTTCGCTTTCGCATGAATGAACTGAGCACCTGGGCAGCCAACAGCAGTGCCGCTGGCGACTCTGAAACCCAGGCAGACCAGTCGGAGGGTGTCAGCCATGATGGACTTTAACGATGTGACACCGGCACAGTCACCTTCCAGCGATGGAAACCGCGAAGAGATTCGCGCCAGCTTGTTGTCGAGACTTGAGTCGGTACTGAAGGACATGTTTCCCGCTGGCAAGGTCAAACACGGCAAGTTCTACATTGGCGACATCCTGGGCAGCCCGGGTGACAGTCTGGAGATCGTTCTTACCGGTGAGAAGGCAGGACTGTGGACGGATCGTGCGACTGGTCAGGGCGGTGACATCTTCGACCTGATTGCTGCCCATCAATCGCTCAATGTCCATTCCGACTTTGCCAAGGTGCTGGACTTTGCGGCGCAACTGGTCGGCAAAGTGCCACCGCAGGCAACGCGCAAACGCAAGGCAGAGCCCACCATTGATGAGCTGGGGCCAGCAACGGCCAAATGGGAGTATCAGGACACTGAGGGCAAATTGATCGCCATCGTTTACCGCTATGACCCACCCGGGCAGAAGAAGGAATTCCGCCCATGGGATGTCAAACGCAAGAAGGCAGCGCCGCCCGATCCACGGCCACTCTACAACCAGCCGGGCATGCTGAAATCAGATCGGGTGGTGGTAGTCGAAGGTGAAAAGTGTGCCAAAACCCTGATCGATGCGGGCATCTGCTCCACAACCGCCATGCACGGAGCCAACGCGCCGGTCGAGAAAACCGACTGGTCACCGCTGGCGGGCAAGACCGTGTTGATCTGGCCCGACAAGGACAAGCCGGGCTGGGAATACGCAGATCGAGCAGCGCAGGCGATGTTGGCCGCTGGAGCCAAGACCTGCCATATTCTTTACCCGCCAGAGGCTGCGGCCGAGGGGTGGGATGCAGCAGACGCACAAGAGGAAGGCTTCGATGTTGCAGGCTTCATTGCTCACGGCCCACGAATGCAGATGTACTTGGTGGCCGACGGCCCGGACTCCAACACCACCGGCAGTGCGACCGAAGAGGCTGTCTGGGGCACGGAAGATGCCCTGGCACTGTCGTTTACCCGGCGCTATCACAACGACTGGCGCTACGTTGCAGGATGGGGCAAGTGGCTGGTATGGGACGGTCTGCGCTGGCGTGCTGAAGACACCTTGGCTGCCAGCGACTTGATTCGGCATGTGTGTCGGCACGCATCGCTCAGTGCGAGCAACCCCAGGATCGCGGCCAAATTGGCAGCATCAAGCACCATTGGTGGCGTTGAGCGCTTGGCGCGTGCCGACCGTAGGCATGCGGCAACCGTCGACGAATGGGATGCTGATCCCTGGTTGCTCAACACCCCGGGTGGGGTCGTCGATCTCAGGAGTGGGCGGCTGCGAGCCCATGACAGAAATGACCGCATGACCAAGATCACCACCGCCACCCCTCGCGGCGAGTGTCCGATCTGGCGGCAGTTCATCCACGAGGTCACCGGCGGCGATTTGGAAATGCAGACCTATCTGCAACGCATGGTGGGCTACGCCTTGACTGGGTCAACCCGGGAGCACGCACTGTTCTTTCTGTACGGTACCGGTGCTAACGGCAAGTCAGTGTTCGTCAACACCCTGGCTGACATTCTGGGCGACTACGCCACCAACGCGCCGATGGACACGTTCATGGAAACACGTACCGACCGCCATCCGACAGATATGGCTGGTCTGCGTGGGGCACGGTTCGTGGCTGCCATTGAGACTGAACAGGGTCGGCGCTGGGCTGAATCGAAGGTAAAAAACCTCACTGGCGGCGACAAGATCGCAGCGCGTTTCATGCGCCAGGACTTCTTTGAGTTCTTTCCACAGTTCAAGCTCTTTGTCGCAGGCAACCATAAACCGGCTATTCGCAATATCGACGAAGCCATGAAGCGGCGCTTGCACCTGATCCCCTTCACCATCACCGTGCCGCCCGAAAAACGTGACAAGCACCTCCAGCAAAAACTCCTGGCCGAGCGTGACGGAATTCTTGCCTGGGCGTTAGAGGGCTGTTTGGCATGGCAGCGACTGGGTCGGCTTGATCGGCCACAGCAGGTCACCGATGCCACCGATGAGTATTTCGAAGCCGAGGATGCCCTGGGTCGCTGGCTTGATGAGAAATGCGTAGCAGTCGAGAGTGCCAGATCACTGACAGCAGAGCTCTTCAACGATTGGAAGGGTTGGGCTGAAGCTGCTGGCGAATTCATTGGCTCGCAGCGCAGGTTTTCTGATCTGTTGATCACCCGTGGCTTTGAAAAGTGGCGCAACGGTTCAGGTGTCCGTGGTTTTAAGGGCATCGGACTGAAGTCGCCACCCAGCGCCAGCTACACGCCCTACGCAGACAACTGACCCCATGGAAAACCCTCGGTCTGACACAGTCGCCGCAGTCCCCCGTTAGTCCTCACACGTGAGGTGACCCGCACCTTATGGAAAGTTACGACAAGCTGTGGCGACTGCGTCAGACCACCCCAGAAATGACACAAATTATGAACAACACAATCCTTACCCTTGACCTCGGGACAACCACTGGCTGGGCTCTGCGCCCCCAGAACGGCCAGATTGCCCACGGCTTTGTCAGCTTCAAGTCCCAACGTTTCGAAGGCGGTGGCATGCGCTTCCTGCGCTTCAAGCACTGGCTGGCTGAAATCAAAACGATGACTGGCGAGATCAACGCCGTCTACTTCGAGGAGGTACGCCGCCACGTTGGCGTGGATGCCGCCCACGTTTATGGCGGCTTGATGGCCACGCTCACCACTTGGTGCGAGCACCACCGCATCCCGTACCAGGGCGTGCCCGTGGGCACGATCAAGAAGCACGCCACCGGCAAAGGCAACGCAGG